TTCTGATTCTCCGACAGCCGCTTATACTTATCTCCGTGGTTTGCATCGGCGGAGCCTGCTATCCCGAGGGACACACGGAGAGCGAAACCCAAAGGGAGGATATAAAGCATCTTAAAGAAAAGGTGGACGCAGGCTGCGAATTTTTAACAACCCAAATGTTTTTTGACAATAACATTTTTTTTAGCCATTTTTTTGGAAGCTATTGTTAAAGCCATAGTTAGTGCTAAACTTAAACCTTCAGGCATTGCAGAAACTGCAAGAGCTATTACAGATAAGAAGATTTCATTTAGAGCATAATTTTTGCTAATTAAAATAATAGATGTAATTATTGCAACAATTATTATAATTATACTTATTTGTTTAGAAAACCTTTCAGTTCTAATAGTTAAAGGAGATTTCTATTGTCGAGGCAATAAACTTACAACATTAGAAGGAAAGCCTGAAAAAATTAATGGAAGTTTTGTTTATGATAAAAAATACCTTCAAGATAAATAATTATATTTGTTAAGAATTATTTAATAATTTTATATATGAAGTATAAGTCTTCATATTTTAATTTTAATTTTAGAATTACCGTTATAGAAATATAGCGCTAATTGATTGGAGAAAATAAAGATGAAAAAATCTAATAAAATTTTTGCATCGGCAAACTTTCCAGTAATTGTTGCAAGACTGAAGAATTCTAAAGAAGATATCAAAGTCCGTACATTTACTTGTAAGGATTCTGGTGTATCAGTAATTTCTAACTATTCGGCTCATCCATATTCACCTATTACTGGTGGCAAATTGGTTCCGCAGAATAAAAAATTATTAACTTTATCTTCAGCTGAAGTTGACCATCTTGAATCATTAGGTATTTGTCCTAATTGTGGCGCAGAGTTAAGAGCTCATGCTTCTATTGCTTCTAAGATGGATAATGCAACATTTCATTGTATTGTTTGCGGTGAAGAATTGGAAGTAGAAGAAACTGGTGATCCTGCTGGTTACTTAGAAAAAATTGCCGATAATTTTGAAGATGCAAGTGATACTAGCAAAGCTGGTGATCCAGAGACCACACAAATGGTTGAATCTGAATGTGAAGATTGTGATGAAGAAGAAACAACTCAAATGGAAGTAGACCCAGAAAAAGCTGTTGAATCCGATATTACAGATGAAAATCCGGATGTTCCAGAAGAAGAAACAACTCAAATGGAAGTAGACCCAGAAGAAGCTGTTGAATCCGATGCAGACGAAACTCCTGCTGAAGAGAATAAAGAAACAGAGGAAGAATCAGCTCCTGAAGATGAAGAAATCAGAGTAGATATGTTGTCAAGATGCGAAGCGGGTCTTAACTCTAAGAAAATTGAAGTTATCTCTTCTGGTAAAAATACTTTCCATTATGTTATGGTAGCTAATAAACCAGTTGCTACTTTACATAAATCTAGAGCCAATGCTGAGGTTCAAGAAATCTTTAGTAACACAAATCTTTTGAATCAGGCTTTATCAGCTGCTATTGAAAAAGAAGGTATAAGCAAAGCTGTAATTTCTTCTTTTGGTTTGGTTCCTATGATTTTGAAAGTAAAGGCTAGTGAAGCTATTCAGAAAGCTGTTGATGATAAAGTAGACGAAATGACTACGCAAATGGAATTGCAAAAAGATTCTATGGAAGAGGATTATCAACAGAGTTTGGGTATTGCCGCTGTAGCTGTTAATAAAAACTTGTTTGATGATACCAAAAACGTTTTGGCTGAAGATTTAATTGATAATCTTGAACAAATTGGTGTTGAAGATGCTCGTGACATCGTTGAATCATCTTTCAAAAATTATGGTGAAGAATATTTAAGAACCATTGTTGCTAAGGCTTCTGAATATAAATCAAAATCACCGGAAGTTAGAAATGAATTAGCCAATACAGTTATGGCTTCTAAATTCAAATCTGGCAAATTAAATATGAATCATGTTGCTATAGCTTCGGTAAAAGAATCATTAAATGCTGAAGATGTTAATAAATATCGTTCGTTATTTAATAAAAAATAATTAAGAAATTCTCTTGGTGTAGTTAAGAGGGCATTATTAAATAATGCCTTCTTTTCTATGTTTCGGATATCTCTCTATTCAAATTTAATTATATTATAATAAATTTTAATACTTTTTTGTTAAAATTTTTCCAATCTAATAAGAAATAATAATCTATTTTAATTCTTTAATATATTTATATGTAAGGGATAGAAATATCCTTATTTGTTGTTTTTAATTAATTAAAAATAGGGAGTAATTATAAATGTTAGATATAAGTCAAACTCGCTATTTTCAATATACAGAGAAAACTATTTCTAGTGCTGATGTTGAAAAAAATATCGTAGAAGGTTCTCCACTGGTATTGAAAATGGAAGAAGGCTTGGGCAAAGTTGGTTTGCCAACTGGCGCTGCTACTGAACAGTTTGTTGGCGTAGCTTTTGCTGGCTTTGTTCGTCCTGAAAATTTGGTTGCAGTTGAAAAAATTAACGTTCCTGCTGATGGCGCTGTTATTGCTTTGAAACATCTGCCTTTGGGTGGTGTTGCTAAAATTGGTGCAACTGTAAATGGTGTTCATGCTACTGTTGATGCTCAGGCTGCTACTGCTAATAAACCTCAATATACAGCTGCTGCTAATACATTGACTTTTGCTGCTGATGATGCAAATAAAGAATATGTAATTGTATATTCTTATGCTGCTACTGTTGCTGAAGCTCGTGCAGCTGCTGGTGATGGTTATCCTGGTGGTTTCGTATTGAGCGAATTGTCTGGCACTGTTGGTGTAATTCACCAAGGTCAAGTTGCTACTGATCAGTTTGATATGGCTGCTGATTGGACAACTGCTGCTACTGCTCCAGTTAAATTGAATGCAGATGGCAAATTCACTATGGGTGGAAATGGTGCTACTGTTGCTAATGCAAGAGTATTGTCAATTCCTGGTGTTCAATCTGAATACTTAGTTTTGCAATTGTTGTAATAGGAGAATCTTAAGATGAATATAGAAAACATTAAATTCAAAGGTTCTCAAGAACGCATGGGTGATACTCGTACTGGTGAAATCAATGCTTCTAGCAAAAGAGAATTAGCTCAGAAAATCTTGGCTGCTATGAATGTTGTTAACACAAAATCACCTGAATCTTTGGAAGAAATTAGAAATGAAGTTGTAGCTGCTTATAATGATAAAACTTCTAATAAGTTTGCTGCTTTGGGTGCTGCTTTGGCTGGTGAATTGTATGAAGTTGCCAATCGTCAGGGTTTTGCTCGTAAATTGTTGAAAAAAATTGAAACTCAGCAAGGTGCTGATATTCGTATGGATGTTAAATTTCCGAATTCAGTTGCTATTACAGCTGTTTCTTCTTCTCAGGTTCAAGCAGTATTCTTGAGAGACAAACATTATTATCCAGTTCCGGTAGATATTGCTCACAGAGTATATATTCACAAACAGGAAATTGACCGTACTTCTGGTGATATCTTGAATGAAAAATTACAGGAAGGTCAGGAAGCTATTCAGGTTAAAGAAGATAGATTGTGGAAATCTTCTGTAGATGCTATCGCTGGTATGATGAATACACCTATCACTTTGGTTGGTGGTTTGAATCCTAATTATTTGGCTGAAATGCGCAATCAAATCGTTGCTCATAACTTGCCGGCTGCTACTATCGTTGCTGCTTCTGACGTTATGAATGACCTGTTGGGTACAAACTTCTCTAATTGGTTTGATCCAGTGTCTCAATATGAAATCGTTAATACTGGTAATTTAGGTTCATTGTTAGGTATGTCTATCATCACTGATGCTTACAGAACAGCTCCTTTGAAAGTATTAGATCAAGGCGATGTATATGTTGTTTCTGCTCCAGAATATCATGGTGGTTTTGCTGATCGTGGTCCCGTTGAATCTACTGAATTAGACGGTGCTTATGAAGGTGTAAATGCTCGTGGTTGGTATTTGGTAGAAACAATCGCTATGCTGGTACACAATGCTCGTTCAGTTGTTAAAGGTAAAAGAGCTAACTAATTTCAAACTTTAAGAAAGGATTAATAATATGTTAAAGAAATATAATATTGCAGCCGATCTTTTAGTTTTAGCTAACGCTTATTACAATAAAGGTCAGAAGAAAGACGCTGTTAAGCTCTTTGTTCGTGCTATGGATGAAGGTGATTCTGATGAATTGATTAATGATTTGGATGAATCTAATCAGGCTTTGGACCCGACAGTTGTTGAGGAAAATGAAGAAGTTTTGTCTGATGATGCTATTGATGATATTCTGAATGAAAATGAAGAAGTTGAATCTGATGCTGATGAAGATGAAGAACCAGAAGAAGTTGACGTTGAAGAAGAAACTAAAGAGGAACTTCCTGACTTAGATGAAGTTGTTTCTAAGGTTCAAGCTAAAAAAGCTACTTTGGCTAACTTGAGTTCTTTGTCTGGCAAAACTGCTGCTAGAAAAGCTGCTATGGCAAAATTCTTGGGTAAGAAATAATTCTTATTTAAGGATTTAGATTTAAGGGAGGTTTAATTTAACCTCCCTTTTTCTTTCTCTATCCAATTTTTTATTTCTTGAAATGTATAAAATGCTATCCAATTAAGATTATTTTCTTTAGCTATTTTTCTTTTCCTAACATCTAA